TTACTATACCGCTAAGTCCAAAAGAAACGCTGTGCGCTTACTGCTGTGCGGGCTCAGTCGCTTCGCTTGGTGACGCCGTACCAATTTCGTACCGATTCGGCGTTTTCAGCTTGTCCAGTTCGGCCCAATCGGCGCTTGAGTTTATCCATTTCGCGTAGTGCTTGAGCAGCGTCTGGATGCTGTTGCCGAGCTGCTGCGCGATGAAGGCCGGCGCCATCCCGGCAGACAGGCAGACGGTCGCATAGGTGTGCCGGGTATCGTACTGCCGGCGCGGTCGAATGCCCAGCCGCTTCATGCTCTGCTTGAGATGATAGGCGGTGCTCACGACGTTGGTGATGTGCCCATCCTTGCCGCTGGTTGGCGCGAAGACGAACTCGCCTTCCCCGGTGAGCTGCTGCATCTCTCGCAGCGCCTCGACAGCCTGGTCGACAAGTAGCACCTTGCGCACGCGCTTGGTCTTGGTGTTCTCGCGCACCTCGCCCTTTTCCAGGGTGGCGCGCACGCGAATTGATCGGCTGGGAAGGTCAACGTCAGCCCAGCGCAATGACAGCTGCTCGCCGGTTCGCATTCCAGTGTAGAAGGCCAGCTTGAAGAACGAGGCATAGGTCAGCCTGGCGCCGGTCTGGTGCGCGTAGAGGTCGGCCAGGATCGCGTCACGCTCGGCAGGGGTGAACGGGTCGATGTCTCGTTCAGGCGCACGAGCCCGCTCGACCGAGCGCATCGGGTTCTCCGCGATGATGCCGTCCAGCACCGCGGCGGCGAAGATGGCCTTGGCCGCCTGCACCGCGGCGTTGCGGTCGGTGATGGAGTTCCAGTCCTGCCGGCTCATCAGCGCGCGCACGTCTGACGGATAGATCTCGTCCAGCCTCCGGTCAGCCCAATGCGGCATCCAGTACTTGTTGAGCACGCGCAGGTAGTTGCGACGAGTGTGAAAGCCGATGTGCTTGCTGTCGAGCCAGGTCTGCGTGAAGTTGCCGAAGGTCGGCGTGATGCGGGCGAGGGTGTAGCGGGAGTTCGGGAACAGCTCGGCATACTTGTCGTCCGTGAGCATGCCGAGCTTGATCAGCTGGGTTACCTGAGCACGTAAACCTGCTGCTGCTGCAAATCCCTTGGGCGTCTGAGGATAGGGGAGCGTTTCGCAGCGTCGCTCTTTCTTCCATGTGAATCGGATGCGGACGGAGCTTCCGGCGATTTCGACGCCCTGGGGGATCCCCACTGCTTTTCTGCCCATTCGTTGTACCTCTCCAGGCTGTACATGATACAGCCGTCAACCTTCTCCCATACGCCATGCGGCAACACCCCGCGCTGGCGCTTCCTTTCCAGGGCCTTCGGCGTCGTGCCGATCAGTTCGGCCAACTTCCTTTCGTACACCTTGTCGACCGGCAGGCCTTCGATTGGCTGCGGTTTCTCTCGTGCGCCCATCCCTCACCCCCTCACCGTTACGCCGGCTGCTTCGATGGCGTCGATCGCCTCGCCGCGCATGTCGTTCCAGCCGCCCTCATAGCTCGCGTATGGCGGCGCCTTCATCGGTTGCGGCATCTGCACGACCAACTCAGCCCGCGATGCCTGCCAAACTAGCCAGTAGCACTGCGTCGGGTAGTTGATGTACTCGCCAGCCTCATCCTTTCCGAAGTGAGCTGGCGACAGGCCGAACGCCTCGCTGCCCACCCACGCCTCGAACTCTTCCCGCATCTTGTCTGTGTGCTGCATGTCTATCTCCTAGTGCTTGACCAGCTTGAGTACGTTGCCGCTCTCTACGATGTTGATTCGGCTTGCCTCGAAGGCTGGCGACTGCAAAACCCTATGGATCAACTCTGGCAGCTCATCCATAAGATCGCGGCTCATATCGCTGTAATGGACGCAGTGCAGCGTGCGCAGAATGTTGTATGCCTCGCGGTCGGGCTTTAGGTTGAGCATGGTTGCGATCGTGTCGATGGTGCAGATATCGAAATACTTATCCCGCAGCATCTTCCCGAGAGCAGCCTCGGCGGCAAGCATCTGTACTTTGCTCATGTCTATCTCCTGCTGCGTGTGGGGTTAGGCGGCTTCTTGCGCCGCTATCCGCTTGAGCTCAATAACCCATACCCAAGGGTTAGAAGCCATGTCGCCGTAGATCGAATCCCATAGCCAGAAGAAAGAATCGACAGCTGATGGCGCTGGGCTTGCGCACCCGCACGGCTCACAGTTGCCGCAGCTGCAGCAGCCGCCGTCGGTGATGCCCTCGGCCCTTGCCTGTTCTTCGGTTATGTCGTGGAGCCGCTCAATTCGTATGTCGACGATTTCAACTATCATCCCGTGGTCGCCTGGCACTCGAATCTGGTCGCCTGGCTCGCCATACGGGCAGTCCACGTTTACGAAGCCCGCACGCCACGCATTGTTGACGTGTTGTGCCAGCGTCAGCCCTTCAACCCATGCGCCATTTGCCCGAAGGCGGCTCTCGGTTGTTTCCGGTTGCGGCCTGATCGGCCTCCGCGTGACGGTCTTGATGCCGGCCACGAGAGCCGCTGTCATCTCTTCGTTGAATCTCAACGGCTTGCGATTATCTGCAGACATAGGTCTACCTCCCCGCCGACTCTCGCCGGCAGGCTGTGTGTTTGGGTGGGGTTAGGGGTTAGGCGCGACGGATCAGGATGAACAGGCCGAAGCCGAAATGCTTCCACTCGCCCTGATGGTCGGTGACGCAGATGTTGTGATTGCGATAGCCATCAGCAAAAGCGAGCCGCCACCACTTCCATTTGAACCAGCGCATATCACACCTCCTTCGCAGCCATGGCTCGTGCATTCCTGCGCCTGCTCGTAACCCTCGGCAGCCTCACGCCTGGGCGGCGATTCTTCAGTGCGCTGTAGATGGATCGCTCGCTGTGCCCTAGGATCGCGCAAGCCTCAGACGCCATAGCGCCGCCAAGCCGAAGCGCGCAGTAGTCGTCCAGCACCTTGTCGGTGATCTTGATCTGCGGTCGGCCTCGGTGCGGAAAGGCACGAGACGGCGGCCATGGGCATTCCAGTCCGCGCCGGGCCAGCCACTTGCGCAGGTCGCTCGACGTGGCGTAGCCGATCTGGTGCGCGGCCTGCTCGATGCTGATGCCGAGCGCGTGCAATCGAATGGCTGCCTTGCCTACCGTCTCCCCGGTGTCAGCGAAGTATTCGTCGGAGATGGTCATACGGCCTCCAGTGCCTTAGCCGGGTAAATCTGCACGCTGTTGCGATGCGCGCTGCTCTCGACTGCGTAGCCCTCTGGCGTCTGCTCGGTGGAGTACCAGCCAACCACGCGGCCAACCCACTCGCTGCCGGTGGACTTCTTCACGAGGTCGCCCATGCGGAACTTGCCTTGCGGGGCGGTCTGCGCGGGGCGGGTGAGTGCTGCCACAATGCGTTCATGTTGGGCGACGGTCATCAGCGGCAAGAAAGCGTCATCGGAGCTATTCACCGTCTCGCACTGAATCTTCTCAAGCGCTGACGTACAGACTTCAATATCTATTTCCCCAAGCTCAGGTCCAGAGCCGCCATGAAAAATGCCGCCGAGAATCGCGGTTGCGACCACAATCGGAGCCTCCCGCTCATCCTGCGCCGTGGCTGGCTCTACTGCCGCCTGCCCATCCCTGAACCCCTGCGCTGCGGCTGTGGCCATTTCGACGGCGGTGAAGGTGTCGGTGGGCTCGGCCTGCTTGGATATGGCTGCAAGAGCCATTGCCTTAGCGCCAGAAAGACGGTAGTCATTCTCAGTGCTGCATCGGCCCATTGGGAGGTTGGCGATCTTGCGAAGCTCCTCGCGCAGCCGCTCCACCTCAGCCTTCGCAGCCCCCAGCTCAGCGCCGAGGTTCGTCAGTTCTTTCAGTTCGCCCTGTGTCATGTCCTTTGTCCTGTGTTGGTGGGCGGCAGCGGAAACAGGCGCATTGGCCGATCCGCTTGCCGTCCGTGCGGCAGAAGATTGGTGCGTTCACAGCGGCAGCGACTCCTGCACCGCAAGGCATTCGGCCTCGCCGTGGGGCAGTGGCTTGTCCTGCCAGCAGATAAGCGCGACAAGTTCGTCAGTCGGCGTGTCGGTCACGTCCATCCAGTCGCTGTGCGTGGCCTTGAGTTCGTTCGGGTGCAGCCAGCGCGAGCGCGTGCGATCCGGCGACAGGCAGTAGCGGAATCCTTGGTCGCGTAGGGTCATTTCCTGCGGCCTCCGTGCGTCGTGGCCGTCCAGCCGGCGCTAGATACCTGGTTGCCGTGGTCAGCGATCAGGCTGTCGATCAGGGCGCCCATGTAGGCGACTAGGCCTGTGACTGTTTCGCCGCGGGCCGTCGCGCTGTGCGTGTGCTTCTCGCCGTTGGGCAGCACGAACCACGCGCTGGCGTTCCAGTCGGAAGGGCGCCGGGGCTCAGTGCCGCGCACTACTGGCCGCGACACTCGGTTGTCGATTGAATAGAGCGTCACGATGCAGCTCATGGCTGGCACACCTCCAGCAGTGCCGCCTCGCTCAGGTCACCAAGCGGCGCGACGTGGTATTGGGCAAGCGCGTAGACGCCCCACGGCTTGCCAGTGATTTCCGCCCGGTACGCCGCGTGGCGGATGGCGTCGAGAACGTCAGGGAATCTCATGCCATCTGCTCCAGTGCCCGTCGGGCGAATGCCGCCAGCTCACGCTTCGGATCGCGGCGGCGCTTGAGTACGGTCGTCGGGTCGTGCCAGCGCTTGCGCTCAATGGGTTTCACGCCCTGGAAGCCTTCGACCTGCTGGATGGGTACGCCTGATTCGGCGACGAGTCGTGAAAGCCAGGCAGCATCAGCCGCCCGGCCCGCTGGGGTTAGGTTGCAAAATGTCATGGGTGTGTACCGGGGAGGAGGGCGCGCTGGGCGCCCTGGTTATGCGATGCGAAGGGTGGGCCGCGTTTCCAGGTGAGCGCCTGGCACTTCCTGACCGTTCTTGATGGCTGCGGCGATGGCTGTCTTGTCGACTTCGCGCTTCCACCGCACGAACTCGCTGTCATCCGGGAGCAGCTTCTCGTTGTCGATCACCACGGATGGCCGGCCCTTGCCTAGCTTCGCGGTAAACGTGCCGTCGATGGCCTTGATCTCGTTGATGCCGCAGCGCTCCATGTTCGACTTCAGGTAGCCGCGCAGCCATTCCTCGCGGCCTTCCAGCGCCTTGCGCTTGGCTGCCACGCGCTTCTCGTGCGCCTTCAGTGCTTCGATCTCGGCGGCCAGGTTTAGCGCGTAGGCGGCGACGGCCTGACCCTTTTGCACGAGGCCTCCTTGCAGCGCCTCCAGGGTGTCGCGCACCACTTCTTCAGGCAGCTCCGGGTCATCCAGCACCTCAAGCGCTTGCTGGTACTCGTCGGCCAGTTGGTAGAGCTTCATGGTCATGTCAGTGCTCCATGAGAAAGGGCGCACGAGGCGCCCTTATATGGTCAGATTCCGGCCAGGCACGGCAGCGGAAGGAATGGTATGTCGTCGTCGAAGGAGTCTGGCCCCGGCGCACCTTGCTGGCTTTGCGGCTGCTGCGCAGGGCGCTGCGGCTGTGCCTGTCGCGGCGCCTGCTGCTGCCCGTCGCCTTTGCTGCCAAGCATCTGCATCGTTCCGTCGATACCCACCAATATCTCCGTGGTGTAGCGCTTCACGCCGTCCTTTTCCCATTCCCGCGTTCTGAGCTTCCCTTCGATGTAGAGCTGCTGCCCTTTGCGGACGTACTCGCCGACGATCTCCGCGATCTTTCCGCTGAAGACCACGCGGTGCCACTCGGTGCGCTCCTGCAACTGGCCGGTCTGCTTGTCCTTCCAGCTTTCCGATGTGGCAATGGTCAGGTTGGCGAAGGCGTTTCCGCTAGGCGCGTAACGTACCTCCGGATCGCTCCCCGCATTCCCAATAATGATGACCTTGTTTACGCCGCGACTGCTCATGCCGTTTGCTCCAGGTGTTGTGTAAGTTCTGCTTTGCGTTGGTCCTTGGCGGCATTGAGCTTCGCCAGCACCTCGGGATATTCCTGCGCCTGCCGGTAGGCTGCTGCGTAGACGCTTTGCAGTTCGTGCATCGTCTCAACCAGCGGGATTTTGCTGATCGCTTCCTCGGCGGCGTCCATCGCCTGCTGCTCTTGGCTCCGGCCATCGTTGAGCCAGGCCAGAAGCTTCGCACCCGCCTCTGGCGTGATGACTTCGGGATGCTGGAAGAGGCGCGTCCGATCCTTGCTGGCAACGGCGTAGTGGCCGTCATGGGTTACGTCGAGGACTACGGTAAATTCGTAGTCCGTACCGTCCCGCTGCTCGCTTTTGAGGCCCAGCTTGACGATCTTTTTGCCCTCACCCTGCACCGTCTCGGTCTTGCTCCGCATGGTGCAGATGATGTGCATCGGGCTGGTCAGGATTTTGTCTGTCAGCTTGCGGTGGCGCGGCGTTGTCTCGCTCCAGGCCGACCACGTGTTGCCCTTGAATCGTGCCTTTGCCGTCTCGTCGTTGATCTCCAAACAGCCGCCCGGCCCGGTCCACTCGTGCGAGTAACTGTCGATTATCAGCACGTCATAGCCTGCCGCCTCTGCGGCTTGGATGGCTTCAACGTAGCGCTCGGGCGAGTAAGGTGCATGCAGCTCCATCACGTCGAAGTCTGCTGCGTCGGCGTACAGCGATGCGCTGCCGTGCTCGGTGTCGATCACTGCGATTCGACTACCAAGCCCCTTTGCCATCTGGAGCGCTGAATAGGTCTTGCCGGAGCCGGATGGTCCCGCAAGTGCGAGCCGTAGCCGTGCCTGCTTGCGTTCTGCCTTCTTGAACATGGTGTCAGTCCTCTTGGTTGTCCCATTGCCGCTCTATGCGTGCGGCCTCGTCTTCGTACTGCCTGCGCTGCTCACCCTGGAATCGCTCGGGCTCAAACGAGCCGAGCGTCATCCAGTCGAGTTGAGCCGCAACAGCAGGCGGAACCTGTGCTGTGGTTGGTTGCATGGTTGGTTATCCGAAAAGTTTGTAGATCGCCGCCTCGCCAGCCAGGCCGATCAGCAGCACGCCAGCCAGCACGCCGAACCCGGTAAGGGTCCACCACGCCGCTGCGAATGAGTGGCCTGTGGGGGTGTCGTCGTAGTCGATGACTTCTGTTCTCATAACGGCGCCCCGTTGGTGATTCGATCTGCAAGGCCGTGAGCGAGATCCCAGCCTGTGAGTAGTGCAAGGGTCACTGCGAAGCCCCGCCACCATGCGTAGCGCAGGGATCGTTGTCTTTGGCTAGCCATCACACACCACCCAATAGCGCCACGTAGGCGAGAGTTCCGATAAGCGATCCAGCTACGGTGATGCCTAGGGCGCCGGCCAGCTCCTTGAGGACGTAGGCGGTCATGGCTGTTCTCCTTCAACTGGCGTCATCCAGTCAGCGTTGTGCTCAAGTAGCGTCAGCTCCCATCCGGGCGCTATTTCGCACATGCCGTATTCGCCGAACTGCCCGGAGTAGTAACGGGCCTCGTACAGGTACAGCCCCTCGCCGTGGATGAACTCTTCTTCATCCCTTAGCTGCTCCTCAATTTCGCAGAGAGGATCAAGCGCTATGCGCCCGTTGATGGCGCATATGAATGGATCTTCGCCACCTTCAAGGCGAAGAACCTCAATGATCACCGGGCCTTTGTTGAAAACGTCCTTGGTCATGGCTGCTCTCCTTGCAGGGCGGCGAATAGCTCGGCCATCGCGTCGTTGATTGGCTTGATCTCACGGTCGAAGAACGCTTGTGCGTCTACCTCGTCCTCGGACGGCAGTTCGCCCGGGCCTGCCAGGCTGTTGTAGATCCAGCGCATACCCTCTTCGTCGCCGCGCTGATCTGCGTCGATGACGGCGGCTTTCATGGCTAGCAGGTAGCGACCGAACAGCAGATCAAGCTCCTTGACTCGCATCCGCGCTGCATCCCGCTCAGCGAGAAGGGCGTCGTAATCGGAGGCCAGATAAACCTCGACGGGTTTCTTTCCGCAGAGGATCGCGCCTTGTGGCAGGAGGTTCTGAAGGCGCGGGTTATCCTCCAGAAGCATTGCTTCGTACCGCTTCACTTCCTTGCTCATGCCGCCCTCCTGAATCCATAGATTCGATCAACTTTCATGCCCCAGGCCTTCTGGACGATGCCGTGGAGCCTGCAGAACATCGCCGCACTGATCTGGCCCGTCTCGCGCATTCCCAGCAGGTAGCCGTACAAGACGTTGGCGTGGTAGTCGGCAAAGGCCTGCGAGCTGGCTTGCCGCATCAGCCGGAAGTGCTGCTTTATGGTTTCTTCAGGCTTCATGCTGCGCTCCGTTGCTGGCTCACCAGCTCTGCGTGAATGAGGGCCAGCCGGCGCAGGTCGCCGACCGTGATGTATCGTTCTTGCTGGCAGTCGAAGTCATCTATGCTGCTCACGGTGATGATTTCGCGGTCATCCTTGACCTTGCCGTTCCACATCGCTGCCTCGCGGGCGAACGGCTCCAGTGCTTCGCGTAACTGATCATCCGGGCACGGCTGTTCGCGGCGCCCTGTGGGTCCGTAGTGCTTCATGGTGGATACCTCGGTTGCCCGGATGGGCGGGGGAAGGGGTGATGCAGTGGCCGGTGCTATCCGGCTGCCGGCTTGGAACTGGAGCCATCCGGCGGCTCATTTCAGGGCATTGCTGCCACTGGCCAGTTGTACCTAGTACACCGCGCAGAAGCCTGCGCAACACTGCATCGGGGGTCGGCCTGGACCTGGACCTTTCACCAGGGTCTGGCAATTGCCGGCCGGGCTGTCGAGCAAGCCGACCTCCGATGCAGGCTCGTTACGTGAGCCATTCGGCCGTCTCAACGGGGTGTAGTGGAGTCCCGCCAACGGCTGCCGGTGTTTTTCAGCAATCGGGGCACTTGCCGGCTTATCCCCGTCGCGGATATCCCGAAGGTCCGCCGCGCGCGGATGTGATTCATGGCGCTACCAGCACCGGGCGCCCTCGGTTATTACAGGCCCGTTAGGGTCTGGCCTGGCTGGCTCAGGCGGGGGTTATTTGGTGCGGGCTTGCTCTTTGATCAGTGCAGAGCGAGAGGCTTCCCAGCCAGAACAGAAGCTGTCGATGCTGACAATCTCATCTGCGAGCTCGAATGCTCGCTTCCAGTGCGCATTGGTTTCGCCTTCAATCAGCTGACTGGCAACCCGACTTCTGTATTTGCGGAATGCTTGATGCATTTCTTCCATCATCCTTCTCCTTTCCAATTCCTTCTCCACCACTCCCACCCCCACAGCGCAGCTAGTACGCAGATGAGGAGGAGGGTTTGGGGTAGGGTTAGCATGGCTTCTTAGCCAGTGACTTGAAGTCGCAGCAGTTGAGATAGCTGCTCAAGTCGGCGTTCGGGATCTGACCCAGATACTCGCCGGTGTCGAAGGTGTAATCGCCTGAGCCTGCGTCGGCCAGCGCGATATCCATTGCTTCGTCTTCGCTGTCTGCCTCAATCACGCAATCGCAGAAGGCAGTCAATCGGATGCTGAAATGTGGCATTGCTGCCTCCTATGTGCTGATGGGTGACAGTGGGGCGGATCAATACGGCTTTTCGACCTTGCCTTGGTCCTGCAGGCTCTTAATGCGGAACAGCTCGTCTAGCATTCCGTCCATCTGCTTAGCGAGCTGGTTGCGAAGGCCGTCTTTCAGCGCGCCCGTGACCGTGAGTACGCTGCTCTTCAGTCCTGCTGAGAAGTCTTCGGCGCAAACCTGAGTCATCAGGTATTCGGCACGAGTAACCGTGTTGTAATCGCTTGTGGCTGGCTTTCCTGTGCGCGGCTCGACTTTCGCCGACCAGTATGCGCTTACGGTCTTCTCCAGCTCCTTGCGGATCGTGGTAGGCGCGCCCTCCGGCTCGCCGAAGGCGGTCACGCGCCGATATTCCTGCTCGAACGACTTGGCAACAGCCGTGTCGATTGCTTCCTGGATTTGCCGAGTAGCGCGGTCGGCAAAGATCTTGTCGACCCGCCGCCTCACTTCCTGCTGAACCATCGAGGACAGGTCGTCGTCGTGGCGCAGAATCTCGTCGGTTGCCTTTGCTACGATCGCGGCTTTCAGATCATCTTCATTGATGTTCAGCATTTTCATTCCCTCTAGGGTTGTTCTGTTAATCCCCGCTGCAGCCTGTAGCCAATCTGCGGGGTGGGTTGTCTTCCCGCTGGCCACTCTTGCGAATGGCCATCAGTAAAATGCACGTTAAGAATGATTAGCAAACTCACCGTGCAGTCGGGATCTAAGTTCAAGCGCTGCTGTTCGCGCAGCGTCTACGCATTCAAATTCGCCTCCGTAGTGCGTTGCCCCAGCGACCGTTACCCTTACCCGCCAACGCTGCTTTTTAGCGCTCCAGTGGACGTTCTTAATCCCTGAGATGGAGTGGCTTACCGCCGCTCTGTTCAGGTTGTTCTCTGCGTGACTGCATTCCCTGAGGTTGCATAGTCGGTTGTCTGTTCTATCCCTGTTTTTATGGTCAACGTCGCCGTCTGGCCATCGCCCGAAATGCAGGGCGAACGCAACGCGACTGCCGGTGAAGTACCTGTAATTGATGCAGATGCTCAGGTATCCACGGTAGGTAACCTTTCCGGCGCTCTGCCCAGCCTTGCGGGGGCCTCTTGCGACCTTCCAGGTGATCTCCCCAGTTTGCGGCTGGTAGTCGAGAAGACTGCGCATCTCGTCGATATCCATGTTGTTGAACTTCATGCTGACTCCTGCTTTCCGCGAAGCCCTGCTTCAAGGCTTCCTGGAGAGCATCCCGACCACCGTGGCGGCCGGGTAATCTCTCGAATCTTTCTCTCCGGTCGCGGACCCTGCCCACCGGAAAACTGTTCTTGGTGCTTTACGCTGCACACCTGGGTCAGTTGCCAACCCTCTGAGCCGTTAAGGCCGGCTCATCGCTGCCTGTCTTGTCGCGGGTGCCACTAAAGAACTTTCGGTAAGACCGAGGGCCTGCTTCGGCCCTGAAGCGTGTCTCGCTTCGATGGGAGAAATATTACCGGGGGAATTTATTATGCGCAATACCTGCGGTAATAATTTTTCAGGCGGGCGCGGAAATGCCGCCAGACGGTATTGGCAGGTAGTGGTTTTGTTTCGGGCAATAAAAAGCCCCGCTAGGTGCGGGGCTTGGGGCTTAGCTCTCGGGCTACAGATCGCCGTCGTAGCTATGTGCGACGTACTGCCCGATTACCGATACGTGCTCAAGCTGTTCGGGGCTCAGGCTTTCTTCTGGATACTTTGCTGCATTGTCCGAGCGGATGATGAGGCCGCCATCGAACCTTTTATAGAGGCGCTTGATTCGCAGCTGGTCGCCGTAGCGGATGCCGTAAACCTTGCCGTCAATGATCTCGGTCGAGTCGAGATTCAGCGTCACCTTTGATCCGCTCGGCAGGGTGGGCCACATTGAATCGCCCACCAGAATGAAGTCGTAAAGCCGGCATGGGTTCAGTCGTTTGCGGCGCACCCAGTCCATCCGGTATGCGTTGCCCTGGTCGCGATGTACTTCTTCTAACACCATTTCCCCGCTTCCGGCGCTAAACCGGACTTCAACCCGAGGGACAATGATGAACTGATCGTCCGGCAAGTCCTCGGGCGCCTCCCAAGCTATGACGTTGGACATCTGGAACGGCCCTTCGGCCAGTTCTTTCTCTGCCTGGTTGTTGGCGTCTTCGTCCGCTGTCGCATGGGTCAGCCTTGCAATCTCATAAGCAAGTCGCGGGCTGAAGGTCTCGACAGGGATTCCATAGATTCTGGAAACACCGGCAGCAAATGCCATGTTCAGAGCTAATCGGCCGTTCAGGTAGTTGCTGAAGGCTCCTTGGCTTATTTCCAGACGAGCGGCGGCCTGCTCCTGAGTTATGCGCTCAGAGCGTGGCTTGCCCGCGTTGAAGGCCTCAATGGCAGCCTTCACGGCGGCGCACTCGGCCAGCTCCCACGACTCAAGGTCGCGCTTCCTGCTGGTGTCTTTCATAACTTCCATTTTATTCCCGCCGTGAATAATTTACTAATACCGTAGGTATTGACGCCATCATTTCCGGAGGTAATAATCGCCCCTAAGAATCCACTTAGGACTATGCCTCCATGCAAAGCATCCCCCTCACCAAATTTGCCGACGAGCTTGGGCAGGCCAAGGCAGCTCAAGCGCTTGGCGTTACCCAAGGTTCTCTCAGCAAAGCGTTGAGGGTTGGTCGGCATGTATTCGTTATCCGCCACGAGAGCGGCACCTATGAAGCTATGGAGCTTCGCTCGTTCCCGGCGCAAGGCAGATCCAAGCAGGGCGCAAGCATTGAAACCTGGCTAGAGGCTTTGTGCCCTCGCTCAAACCAAGCCGCATAACCAATTCGAAACCGCAGAAGGAAATTGCCCATGTATGCAAACACTGAAGACAAACGAAGCATTCCACGCAAGGTGCGATTCAGCCCTGCCATTGACCGCATTTTGCAGAAAGCCTCTCACCGGGCCGGCATGCAGCACGCGACCTTCCTTTATGAGCTGATCGAGTTCGGTATCGAGAACGGTGCGCTTGACGAGCTGATCCGCGAACACCAGCGGAAGACTACAGCGGCCTGAAGGCCCTTTGGAGGGTCAAGTGCCTGAATCTGCCAACAGCGAGCAAAAGCTCGCCGATCAAGAAGAACTGCTTCGAGCAGTCGCTGCAAGCCTTGGGAAAACCTTGGATGAGGTTTTCGAGGAGTTAGTTGTTTCCTCGATTGCCATGGGGGGGCTGACGGTCGCCAGTAGGCCGAAGGCTCCCGTCCTGCGTTTGGCGGGGACAAATGGGGGTTCTTGAGGCCCTCGATAGTGCCTCGCAGCACTTTGGAATCTCAAGGCACAAAAAAGCCACCGGGCAAGGGTGGCTTCTTCAACAGCAACAACAGACAGGACGAATCATGACAAACGTTATTCAGATTGGCAACACCCAACGGGGGTTTACCCGGATGGACAACAGCATCATGGATGCCTTGATGGCGATCGATCTGCCAGCGCGTGAGCTGAAGGTCGCTCTGTTCGTCGCCAAGACAACCATCAACTTCCAGGCCGGCCCGGTACGCATCACAGCAGCCGCTGTGTCGAAGGCAACCCATATCCACCCGGACGTTGCTTCCAAGGCAATCAGCCACCTCCTGAAGCGTCGCGTGATCTTCCGTGAGGGCGGTGCGCGTGGCGATATTGGCCTGTGTGACCCGAAAGAATGGGTATTCGTAGAAGGTCCGAATCAGACCAACAGAGCCGACTCGGACCAAAATGACAAGGTCGTCTCGATTGCGAGTCAGACCAAAACCGACGACTCCCTTCTTTATTCTAAGAAAGAACCCCTAGTAACTGTTCCTTCGGAACAGATTACTGCCCCCCAAGGGGGCGACGTCACCCCGGCTGAAAAAACCACTGGGGTTTCGTTCAACGGCGAAGACTTCGAAGTCAGCTCCGACCTGATTACCAAATGGGCGAAAGCCTACGCACCGGTTGACGTAGAAACCGAGATCACTCGCGCCGCGGCATGGGCAGCCGGCGCCAAGGCCAAGAAGGACTACCGCCGCTTCCTGGTCAACTGGCTTGCCAAAGCTCACCGCAAGTCGGCCAACGGCGTCTCCGAAGCCGGCGTGCCTGTCGATCAGATCATCGACCTGTACCACCGCGTATGCCCGAACCTGCCGGCCGTCACCGTGAAGACCGACAAGGCCCTGCGCAGCATGATTGTTGAGCGCTGGAACGAGGCTGAGGCGCACCAGAGCGGCAAAGGCTTCTGGCTCCCGTTCTTCGAGAAGGCCAACAACCGCAGCCAGGTGTTCTACCGCGGCCAGAACGTCGTTCCTCGCCTGGAGGCTCTGGTAAGCCGCGCCGTCTTCCGTGAAATCTCGGAGGCGCAGCAATGATCGAACTTCACAGCCTCGAAGCCGAGCACGGCGTGATCGGTGCAATGCTCAAGCAGCCGCACCTGATCGACGTCCTGAGTGATGACCTGTCGCCCGAAGCTTTCGCCTACGCCGACAACGCCGACCTGTACCGCCTGATCATGGAGCTGCACAACGACGGCGAGCCGGTGGACGCGATCACTCTTGGCGACCGCATGGCTGAACTGCCAAGCGGAACTCGGACCACGGCATATGCCGGCGAAATCCAGTTCAACACGCCGTCCGCTGCCAACGCGAAGACCTACGCGAAGATCATCCGCGACCGCGCCGTGGCTCGTCAGATCGTCGCCGCCGCCGAGCGCATCCACGAGATCGCTCATGACCAAGCGACCGTCGAGGACAAGATCGCGCAGGTGCAGTCGACCATTCTGGCTCTCGGTACTGATGGCGGCGACGCCGAATGCCAGAGCATGGCCGACATGTGGGCGGAGCACATCGAAGTGCTGCAGGTCCGTCTGGATCGTTTCGCCAAGGGCGAAGCAATGGACGGCCTGGGGACTGGCATTCCTGATCTCGACAAGTACACCCAAGGCATGAAGCCGGGCCAGATGATCGTCGTTGCTGGCCGTCCTGCCATGGGCAAAACCACCCTGGCCATGAACATCGCGGCCGACGTTGGCATCAACCAGCGCAAGCCGGTTGCGGTCATCAGCCTGGAGATGAGCAAGACCCAGCTGATGGATCGCCTGCTCGCGGCGGTCGGAGGCATCCCGCTGCCATCCCTGAAGACCGGCGAGTGCAGCAACGACTACAGCACCGAGCTGGCGGCTGCTGGCCTGAAGCTGAGCCGGTCGCCAATCGTCGTATCTGACGTGCCGGTCATGACCATGGCGCGCATCCGTTCCATTGTCCGCCGCCAGAAGCATCGCATGGGCGGCATGGGCCTCGTGGTCATCGACTACTTGGGCCTGGTCGAGGGCGAGGGCGCAGGCCGGACTGAAGACGTAACGGTCATGTCGCGCCAGATCAAGCTGCTGGCCCGCGAGATGGAGTGCCCCGTAATCATCCTGTCCCAGCTGAACCGCGGATGCGAGTCCCGCCCGGACAAGCGCCCCGTGCTTTCCGACCTGCGCGAATCCGGCGCCATCGAGCAGGACGCCGACATCGTGATGTTCGTGTACCGGGACGAGGTTTATCACCCCAACACCCAGGACAAGGGCATCGGCGAAATCCTGATCCGCAAAAACCGAGACGGCGAAATCGGAACTGTCCCGACCGCCTTCCAGGGCGACAAGTCCCGCTTTGTCCCGCTCGCCGCGCACACCCGCAGCAGCAATGTCGTCGAGGTGAACTTCTGATGAAAAGCCGCCGGACTGTATTCGAGCACAACGGCTACAAGCTGCGCTCCTACACCGAACTGATGTGGGCTCGCCTGATGGACGCCATCGACGTGTTCTACCTCTACGAGCCGGACCTGATCCAGGTCGAGGGCTGCAAATACCTGCCGGACTTCTACTTGCCGGCCGCTGACTTCTATCTGGAAGTGAAAGGCAAGTACCCGACTGCAGAAGAGAAAAAGAAGGCCGAAGGCGTGCTCGCTGCTACCGGGCGCCCTGTTGTTTTTCTTGTTGGGCGGCCGGAGAGCGATGCCCACGGATTTATGAATTGCTGCCTTATGGCTCAGCGTCGAGATGAGTGGGTTCTTGTTTCGTTGCACGACCTAGACCAGCTCTATCTTGCGGCTGCCGGCCAGGCGGCATGGCTTAAGGCGATCCTGTCTGTGCGCGAGGACTGCCTCGACTACCTGCGCCCCATCAGCGAAGTCATGGACGAGGTACTGCACGAGATGTTCGGTCGCGGCCCGATGGAGAGTCATCTGCGCCTGGTCCACAAGCGGGTCAACGAGGCGCGGTCATCGGTCGAGCGCGAGACGTCGATCGCCGAGCAAGGGCTCGCATGGTGGCGCAACCGGTACTTCCCCAAACCCAATGACCATCGCGTCGTATGTGCTGACGGAAGCACCCAGCGCGGCGTAGGAGCACGGAAATGAATAAGGACTGGACCGAGATTCGAGAAGCCGCGGAGAACCTTAATCGTTTTTGCGGCAATGGTGATTGGGAGTCGGAGGTCGCTCACCAGCAGCTGATGAACCAGTTCCTTTTCAGGCTGTACCCGGACCAAGTGATCCGTCTTTGCGACGAGCACCATCGTGTATGCGCTGAGCTGGAAACGCTGAAGCGCGCGATGAGGGGGATGGCCGAAGCAGCTCAGATCGTCCTTGGGAAGGAGGGCTCGAAATGAGCGATTTCATGGAAATCACCGAAGCCTTCAACCAGGCCCGCACAGCCCCCGACGTAACAGATCGCGCTACAGGGCTAGAGGAAGCGGATCGTATCGGTGGCGTTGCGATGGTGCGTGAACGGCTGCAGGGGCAGGGCGCTGAGTTCTGCATCGACTGTGACGAGCCGATCCCGGCCAAGCGCCGCGAGGCCTATCCGTCTGCGGTGTGCTGCGTTGAGTGCGCCTCGATTCGGGAGGCGTGCCGCCGTGGCTAATCCAACCTTCCCCCTACGCAACGAGATGGACCGCCAGCGCGCCATAGCCTGCCTGCAGAAGGTGGACCTCGAAGCCGGCTGGACATGGACCATGCGCGAGGAGGTCCGCAGCGACCAGCAGAACCGCCGCATGTGGGCCATGTTGCGCGATATCTCCCGCCAGGTTGAGTGGTACGGCCAGATGCTGAAGGACGAGGACTGGAAACACATTTTCAGCGCCTCTGTAGAGCAACAGCGCGCCGTGCCAGGCCTGAATGGCGGCTTCGTCGTCCTGGGCATCTCCACCCGCAAGCAGAGCAAGAGGTGGTTCTCGGACATGTTCGAGGTGATGGAAGCGTTCGCTGCTGAGCATGGCGTGCGCTTCACCACGGCGGACCATTGGGGGATTGCCGCATGAAAGGCAAAGCCCCCTCTGCCGAGCAGAAGCGCTACCACGACCTGCTGGCCCAGCGCATTGGTTGTATCGCCTGCCAGAAAGACGGCCGATTCAACCCGTCCGTGAGCATCCATCACGTCGACGGCCGCACCAAGCCTGACGCGCACTGGATGGTGCTCGGTCTCTGCGCTGGTCATCACCAGGACGGCTACGGCGCCCCGGGCCTCATCGCAGTTCACCCATTCAAGGCCCGCTTCGAGCTGGCCTATGGGAAGCAGGAAACACTAATCCGCGACTGCGCCCTGCAGTTGCTTGATATGGGCCTGACGCTTCCTGCGCGGGTCATGGAATTGATCGGACTGGAGCAGGCGGCATGAGCAAGACCGCACAGAGGAAGCGCGCCATGTATGACGAGGGCTACACGCACGGCCGCACCAACCATCACTTCTACTGGAAGCGCCACCCGTTCATTGATGCGTACCGCCGCGGCTACAACACGGGCTTCGCTGATCGGCTGCGCGCACAAGATGAGGTTCGCGATACCAGCCAGCCGTTCCGTATTCCTGCGCTGTTTGCCGGCATGTGCCTGGCCGGCGCAATTCTGATCTCTGCCGTTATAGGTGCCGCATGAGCCACGAACACTATTTCATCGACGTATCGCACATCGACCGGCTCGACGTGTACCGCCTGCTTGATCTGTTCAAGGTCACCTGCCCGGTCGCTCAGCACATCGTCAAGAAGGCATTGGCGGCCGGCCAGCGAGGGCACAAGGACACGCGACGCGACTGGCAGGACATTGCCGACAGCGCCGCACGCCGGTTGCAGATGATCAGCGAGGACGAAGCGACGTTCGGCCAGCAGAACGCCCTGGACTACCGCGCCGATGCCGAGAAGGCGGAACTGGCATGAAGGTATCTCGGATCGATCTACAGGCGAGGCTAGGCGATGAATTCCTCTGCGGCGAAGCGTGGATTAACAGCGGAAGGCCTGACTGCCAAGGCCAATGCGGAGCAGCTTGCTCTCGCAATCGCGGACAAGATGCGGGCGCGGTGCAAGCCAATGGGCCTGCCGAAGTGGCGCCAGTGGGTATCGGCCGAGCTGTCGAGGATGAGCCCGCTGCTCCGGTCGATGGTTCGTGCGGCGCTGGAAGCGAAGGCGAGGGGGAGTAGATGAACGGCGTTCAGTATCTGTGCAGCGGAATCTGGGGCGTGAAGCTGATAGACGAGCGCAGTGCAAAAAGAGCCAAAGCGGCATATGCGCGCTACTGGCTTGGGATGGTAGGCGATGTGTGCAATCGGGAGGCTGTGCGGCGCACAGCCCGTGGCGTTCGAGCGAGGGCGTACTGATGAGCAAGCCGGAAGACACGCTAGCCCTTCACCTGCGCGCGGAAGGCATCGAAGCCATCCGAGAGTACCGCTTCGCTGCTGAAGCTTGTGGAGGGCCTGGTAAGGGCCTGCGTGATCGTCTGGCTAAGGCCGGGTTGCAGGACTGGCGCGCCGACTTCGCGCTGATAGAGCAAGGATTGCTGATCGAGGTAGAGGGAGGCGGCTGGACAGGTGGCCGCCATACCCGCGGCTCCGGCTTCGCTGCCGACCTCAAGAAATACGACGCCGCTGCCCGCCTTGGGTGGCGCGTCTACCGCTGCGACCCCGCCATGATCAAGAGCGGGCGCGCTATCGAGACAATCCGAATTCTGATGCAGCAGGGGAGAGCCGCCTGATGGCCGCACGCAAAGCGACAGACGACGAGATCAGGGCTGCACTGGATGGCCGGACAGTGGCTGAGGCCGCTCAGATCCTAGGGATGCACGAGCGCAACGTCTATACCCACAAGGCGCGCCTGGCTCGCCAAGGGTGGAGTCCGGAGCACGACATGACCAAGACCGTGCCAGATGGCTTTCGCCTGAAGGGCACGTCCACCCTGTACGACGAAGACGGCAAGGCCAGGCTCCAGTGGGTCAAGACCACGATCGACCAAGAGCGCCAGGCTGAGCTGATCCGTGAAGCGTGCCAAGCAATGTCCGAGGATCTTCCGCAGGTTGAGCCGCGCAAGGCCGGCAACAGCTACCTGTCTCACCTGCTGGCCGCCTACCCGATCGGTGACGCCCACATTGGGATGCGCGCATGGGGAGAGGAAACGCAGGGCAGTGATTGGGACCTGGCCATTGCCGAGCGCGTCCAGTGTGGCGCCATGGCTGCTCTGGTCGATCAAGCCC